GCTGGTGCTGTGTTGCCTATGCCAACGTTGCCACCATTAAAGTATGAGTCACCATAAGTTCTAACAAGAGTTGTTATAACTCCACCATCTGTACCTTTTAAAATACCGCCCGAAGAATTAGCTTCAATTCTCATGTAATGGTTGGAATCATAAAGAGCAGATATAGACCTTGTGCCTGTAGCTTGTATGTTACCATCAACTTCTAAAGGTTGACTTGGCGAACTTGTGCCAATTCCAACACGACTTGTTGAACCATCAAACATTGCATATTGGCTTCCTGTATTATCATATACTCCAAAGTCGTGGTTTTGTGTTACTCCTATAGCTATCGTAGAGCCTAGTAATGTATAAAGACCTGACGTACCATGTGTAACTTTATATGTTTCTTGACCTGTTCTAGTAAATTGTAAAGCATCTCCTGTTGAATCAATATGAAGTTTAGCACTTGGCGAATCAGTTCCTATTCCAACTGAGCCTTCTGCTGATATTCTTGCTTTTTCTCCTCCATCTACCTCAAAAATAATATTACTTCCTGAGTCTGCATTGTTCTCATCAGAACGAATTAATAAACCATTAGAGCCTTCATTGTAAATAATTTCACCATAAGAAGTTCCATCGCTATCTTCTAAACGTATACCTGCAATAGCATCTTTGATGTGTAAAGTTCTTGAAGGCGAAGTTGTGCCAATTCCAAGAGATTCAGCACTTGCATCCCAAAAGAAACCTTGAGTTGAGCCTGTGTCGTCATAGAAGGATATGTCTCCTGTGTCTCTAGCAACAGAGAGTCTTTTAGTAACTAATGTTTGAACACCTGAAAGTATATTTAAACTGTTAGCACTTCCATCAAGGTCTATACTAAAGCCATAGTTGTTTGCAGAGCCAAAAGACCCTCCAACAGAACCCTCTAATAAATCAACACTTGCTGTTGCTGCAGCATTTGCTGCATCAGTACGAGATACAACTAATCTAGCAGCCGCACCTGTTTCTTCTATTCGTCCTTCTCCATCAACAGTCAATCCATCCATCGTGGCTGTTCCTGTTACGTCTATGCCTGTTGTATTTACTGTAAGGCGTTCTGTACCACCTGCAACAAAACCAAGAGAATCAACGGATGGGAAATATATTCCAGTATTAGGGTCTGTATCTAAATAAATTGTTGGGCTTGACAATGAACCAACAGAGCCTACTCTTATTCTGCCATTTGAGCCTAGTAAAACATCCTCTGAAACATTTAGCGTTCCTGTTACCGAAATTCCGCTTGAGGTTGTGGCTAGTTTGGTGTTTCCTGCATAATTTACCTGTACTTCACCACCATTAAATCCATGAATAAAAGTTGCAGAACCATCTGAATTTTGCAGTCTTGCATTATTACCACGAAGCAATAAATCACCTGTTCCTACATCTGCAATAATGCTATGTGTTCCACTATGATAAATTTCTAAATCTGAGCCTGTACCGAATATGGCCTTTTTTCCATCTGCAAAATTAATTTGGTTTGGGTTTAGATTAATCTGTGTACCAGAGCTACTAAAGATTGCATCAAGAGAGTCTAAGTCTGCGTTAAGCGAAATACCCCAGGTATCTTCTGCTGCACCTGGCTCTGGTTTTGTTAAGTTTAGATTAGTTGTATATGTATCTGCCATTTAAGCTGCCTCTTGTTTGTCTAATTCAGTCCAATTTGTTGATGGGTTACTTTGATCTGTCCATGTTGCACTTGCAACTATCTGATCTGTCCATGTATCGCCTGGAACAATTATATCTTCCCATTTTAGACCACCAACAGCGACAAGGCTACTGGTTTGGTTGATCGTTGATGCGGCTGCAAATGTTGCTCTACCTGTTGCATCAAAGCCTGATGTTTGTGCAATGGTTGAGAAACCAGCTACGGTTATAAATGCCTGTGAGTCAAAGTCTGATACTGCTGCAATCGTTGCATTAGCACCATGCGTTTTTCTGCCTATTGCATTAGCACCTGATACAGCACTAATAGTTGCAACTGCTCTGTCAATCTGTGTACCAGTTGCAGTAAATCCTGAAACAGCCTGTATGACTGCTGTAGGTACATCTATTTGTGTTCCAACTGCGGTAAATCCGCTAGTTGCTGATATGGTTGCTTCGGCTTGTATAGCAAGATCGTTATACTTTGATCTTGAGTAGTAGCCTTTGTTATAGCCTATACTGGCCATGATATTAAGCCAGTGTTACGTCTAAATCACCAGTATTGAATCTAAATACATCTCCTGTACTAACAACTTTTGATGTAGTTAAGTTTGCATATGCTAACAAATTACCTGATGATGAGGCATCAAAGATACCAACTGCAACGACTGTTCCGTAGTTTGCTGTAGCTGTTGGATATTCTATAGCAGCTGTATTACTAGCTGTAGTTGGGTTAGTACCAGATACAGTAAATGCTCCTGACTGTCTTACATAACCGCCACCAGATACTTCAGTTCCACCGCCTGTGTCAGTTGGTGCTACTGTGTATAAAGCAACATATAATGTTGACGGTGCTGTATAAGCATTGCCACCAAAGACGTGGTCTAGAACCTTGTCTTCTAAATAATCACTAAATCCTGCCATTCTGTTCTCCTAATTATTTTTAAAAATATAAGTATTTCTGCCTGACTTGCCATAAGTTCTTCGTCTTTGGATTAACGATCCTTTACCAAATTCAGCCTTCTCTTGTTCCATTCGCATCTCTTCTAAAGCTTTCTCAAACTGTGATGTGAATAAAGCAACTCTATCATCTTCCATAAGATAGATAGATGCGTGTTTTAAAGCACCATATAGGTATGCGTCTGGATATGATGTAGAAATAAAATTCGTTGTATTCGTATCACTTAGAGCATCTATAGAGCCGTAGTATGTTAATTGTAACGTATAACTTGAGTCTGGTGTAGGTGCTAATTCAATTGTGTTATCTACCAAAGCGTAGTAAATGGGCTGTCCTGTAACATTACCATTTCCTTTTCTATAAACATCCATTGATTCTATAGACTGTTGAAACACTGGGCTAAAATCGTTGCCTTCTATTTGTACGTTAATAGCTTCTAGCCAATCAGTTGGTAATGATAAATACTGACCGTCTGCTGTTGCAGTAGCCCTTTTTACCATATCTTTATTTCTTAATCTTCTATTAAACTCTGCTTCTGTTGCATCAATAAAAAAATCTAATTGGTTGGTTAAATCAGATCTGTTTAAGAAATTAGCAATATTAGTTTTTAGCTCGTTGTATGTCATACTTTACCTTTCCATGTTCTAAATGGTTTGTTGTCTGAATGGTTTAACCAGTCTTTCCATTTTGCAGAATCTTGCGCCCAACCTTCTCTTAAGGCTTGTTGGTATACAACCATTGGAACTTCTGCTATATGCCTAAGATCTTTACCTGGTGTCTGTTCAGACAATTGTTTTACATATTCTAAAGTAGGGTTAACGTCCTGTTTAGTATGGTATATAAACTTATTATCCTCTGTTGTAAATACAGATTTAAAGTTTTTTTTATGATCTATTACTGTGGTTTTTGCCATGCTTAATTTTAGCACAAAAAAAAGGGATGCCGAAACATCCCTTAAAGTTATTGACTAACTATATTAAGTAGTTAAGTCAGCAACGATGCCGTGTGCAGCTTCGTTACCTACTTCCAAACCATACTCAACTAAAAGTAATTTTGTCTGAGCATCGCCAACTGTAGCCATATCAACTGTTTTAAAGTCTCTTAAGTAAGAAACTTTAGCATATTCTGGATCTACTAAAAGCAATGATCTATCTCTACTGAAGTTAGATGGTACGATTTTTAGCTCGCCAAAGTCTGAAGCATAAATAGAAACAGAAGCCTCTACTGTGTTTGCATCAATCATTTGTCTAGCTGAAGTTCTACCTGTGAAACCAGAAATAACTTGCTTGTTAACTGGACCACAAATTGCTAGTGAAGGCTCACCACCGTTTTGGAAGCAAGATTGTAAAACTGACTTTAATAAAGGTTCAGTTAAAGCTCTTCTGTCGCCAGTTGCTGCGTCAGTTGGAGCAACACCGTCACCACCACTTGCACCGCCAGTTCCTCTTGAAGCGTTAGATGTAATCCAAGACTCAAAACCACCAGTTACTCTAGCTGTTGTAGAATCGCCAGTTGTCTTAGCACCTTTTTGACAAAGAGCTGTTTCCATATCTCTTTTCAAAGCTTTAGCCATAATAGCTAATTGGTGTGCCATTTCTGATCTTTTACCAGCTGGATCACTTGATTCCTGAGAACCAGATATTGTTGCGTCTCTTTTTGAAATCATTGCAACATTTATTTTCTTTTCTGTTGGAGTAGAAGCAGATGTAGAACCGTCTAATCTGAATCCCTCAATTTCACCAGTAGCATTTACTGTTGGTAGTGCTTCTGTTTGCCAATTAAAAACTACGTTCTTAATTGAGTTTTTTCCAATTGATGACATAAAAGGTGTTGTTGTTGGAGAAATGTTATATATAACATTGCTTAACTGTTCTCTGTTACCTTTTGCATCAAATGTACTGAATACATTGTTAATTTCGGCCATGATATTTTCCTATATTTAAAAGTTTATAATAATTGTTCAAAAACTTTAGCTGCATCTCGTACTTTGCCAGTCTGCGCTAATCGTTGTTTTGCTTTCTTAGCAGAGCTTACCGTTTTTCGTTTATTTGTAGTACCAGGTCTTGCAACTCTAGCTGGTGCTTTTTGTGTTGGTTTCTTCTTAACAGTTTCAGCGATTTTATCGCTTAACCATGCTTTTCTTAAACCAAGTAAAGCTCTCCAGTCATATACAGAGTTAATCTCTTCTTGGGTATATCCCAAGACATTGGTTGCGTAATTTGCAATTTCAGCTTTTTCTTTATTGGCAACCTCTTGGTTCTGCCATTCTGGAATAACCTCAAGCAACTTAGTCTGTCCTTCTTCAACTTGTTGTTGAATTAGTTTCTGCTGTTCAGCAAATGACTCCTGTTGAAGTCTTTGTTGTTCAGCCTGGACAGCTTCTAGCTTTTGCTTTTGTTCATCCCAAAGCTGTTTTTCTCTTACATAACCAACTGGATCATCTTCATATAATCGTTGCCAGTCTGGCTCTTCACCTAAAACACCCTTTAATTGGGCTTCCATTTTCGGTAATAACTGCGAATAGATCGCATCTCTTTGCTCTAACTCTGCTTGCTGCTGCTCAATAGTTTTACGCTGTTGAGAGAGTTCTTGAGTTTTACGCGTATAATCTTGCTGACGAGAATATCCATTGATGAGTTCCTCTTGCGTGACTTCTACCTCTTGGCCATCTACCTTTACAGTAAATGTTTGAAGTTGCGGAGCTTCCTCTTCAACGTCTGTTTGTTCTTCTTCAACTTCTTCGTCATCTTCCAACTCATCTATAATTTCTTGATCTATTTCATCTTCAACAAACTCAGAATCATCTTCAATGACCTCTTCTTCTGCTACATCTTGTTCTTCGACTGCATCTTCAACATTATCCTCTTCAGGTGTTAGTATGCTTTCAAAAACAGACGCAGCTAAATCTGTGTCGCTTTGTAAAGCAGTCGGTTTTCCGTTATTGCTCATAAATACTCCTTATATGTATTTATAAGTATTTTATATCAAGAATGTGTAAAAAGGAAAGTATTAACCAATATTTCTAATTTTGTTTATGTTCGCTTTTGTAAGCTTTCCTTTCTCTGCCATGATACGCAGATGTCTTTCAACCTCTGGTAGTAGTAATAAAGACCTGTGTAAGTCTTCTCTTATGTTGACATCACCAATGTCTCTGGAGTTTAACCAGTGAGTAATGTATTCGTTTTTAAGATTTTCAGTTGCTTCTTTAAAAACATCTGACTCAAGTAATAATCGTGCTTGTTCAGCTTTTACAGCTTCTTCGTGTGTTACTGACATTATCTATATGAGTTAATTGGTGGTAAAGATATTCTTGAAGATGCCCTATCATATTGCGTTGGCTTCTCTATACCAATACCAGGTGTTTGTAATAAAGACTGTGGTTGTGTTTGTATTGGCTGTCTTGGTATTTCTGGTGGACTTAACAATGAAGGCACTTGCTGTTGGAACGAGGGTTGTTGAGCCATTGGCTGTTGCATACTGCCTTCTGCCATAATGTTTGCAATAGGCTGTTGTATAGACATGGGTTGTTGTACTCTAGCCATTGACTGTTTTTCTATTGGTAAATAGTTTGGCTTTGGTGGCATAAAATAATTACCAGAGTATGCCATTGGAGGAGTTTGTTGAAAGTTAGGGATTTCTCCCATTTGACCTAGTCTTGTTTGAAAAGCACCTTTGCTCATATTAACCTGTAATTAATTTATCCATTTTTTCGTCTAGCTTATCTAAACGATCTATAACTCTATCTATACTAATTGTTAGTTCAACTTTAGTTACATAATCTTTTGCAACTTCTTCGCGAGTCTTATTGAGTAGTATATCAACTCTTTTTAATTCTGTCGCGTTTGTTCTGATACCATGAATGATTGGAGCAATTACTAAAGTGATAATAATATTCCAATACGTTAATGGATCCATCAATAACTCCAAATATGTGGTCTAGGTCTACCCTGTGAATCTTTAGATATATCAAGATGTATAAATCTTGCACCACCTTTTTGGTTTACACCAATACCAGTAAATCCAAAGTCTCTAGCTTTAGATATTATTTCTAATGCTTGTTTGCCTCTAACACCTATGTCTGCTGCTAAACCTAAAGCATGTGTACCAGGCTTTGATTTTTTAATTTCTACAGGATGGTCTGCACATCTATAACCAGATGTTATTTTAAATGGAAATCCTAGCTCTGTTCTTAGTTCTTGTAGTTTATCAACAAGCTCATGCTCTATTTTGTTTTCACCGCAATGCTTACAAGCAAATTCTTCTAGTACAAAGTTCTTCCAACTCATTTTGTAACTCCTTTAGTTTTTTCAAATGTTCTAAGTCCTCCAAGACCTAGCATACCCATTAATACAGTCATTAGCGAACCCATGTCAAAAGTTGGTAAGTCAAATGATAGTCCTGCTGCTGATAGTCCAAATATAATAATAGGCTGTAATAAAAAGTGATATAACATAGCAATACCGCAAGTCCACCCCACAAAGGGCCGCCAGCCCGCAACGAATAGGGATCTATGTCCA